ACTCCTACGGAAAATTCCTTTGACTTGGTTAGTTCTACGCCTGCGGGGGACTTCTTGACCAAGAACTCGTATGTCTGGTTGATCAACTGTTTCTTGGTGAACAGACAGAGGATTTTTGCCTGTGGGCCGAACGCCTTGATGACCGAAGCCATGATCAATGTCTTGCCAGAGCCTGTTGGAGATTTTATTACGCAACGCTTATTATCTAGAGCCTGACCAACAAGAGCCTCTTGGTAATCATGAAGATCCCATCCGTCAAAGGTATGATCTTGAAGTTTAATGTTTGGTTCTATTGGTTCTTCGTAGATAAGTTCTGGCTCGCACTCTATAAGTTTTAAATCTGCTAAAACTAGATCCAATAGTCCTGTTTTAAACTCTCCCGTGCGCGGGTGTATGAAATATTTTTTACCGTCCCAATGTCCTCGCTTGTATGCATTTGAATAATTAGCTCCCGGAATCGAGTGAGTATATCTATCTACGAGAGCTTTAAGTAGCCGTGGATTATCAGTTTCGATTCGGGACGATAAATTTTTTATAAATATTTTCATTTTTTGGCTATAATATACTTAAAGTATAAATAATACTATATATTATAGAAAAGAAAGAATAAAATAATGATTAATAATATTCCGGAAGGAAAACCCTTTAACTTGGATGATGTGTTTGCTAATTTGCCTACAGAAATAGAAACTGTAGTAGAAGTTCCTTCTAAGAGTAAGTTTTACAATAATGCCAGAATAACCTTAAAGCCCATGACCTTTGAGGATGAAAAGGCTATGGTATTGGCTAAGAAAAATAAGGCTGATGTAATTAATGTGCTTCTATCCAGATGTTTAAAAGGTGTAAATATAGAAGATTTGCTAATTATAGATAAACTTTATCTTATCTTAAAACTAAGAGAAATATCTTACGGTGATAGTTATTCTGCGACAGTTAATTGTGTTAAGTGTGCTTCTGAGAATAAACTTAATTTTAATTTGTCTGACCTACCTGTTAATTTCCTAGATGATAAAATACAGGCGGAAACAGAAATCGAACTCCCAGTAACTAAATTAAAGATTAAGGTTAGGATTCCAACAATAGATGATGAAAAATACCTAACCAGTGATACTGGGTTATTTGATAATGTTTGGCGGTTTATTACCACAATTAATGGTTTAGAGGATCCTGTTATTATTTCTAAATTTATCAGTGATCCTAGAGTACCATTAAAAGATATGCATGCTATAACAGATATAATCAGCCTTAAGGAGTACGGGGTACAAACAACGGTTCGTTTTGATTGTGAAAAATGTACTCAGCCTAACATAATTGGGCTACCCATAGGCCCTGATTTTTTTACCGTGAGCTAATAGAGAATTTAGATTTAGATACTCTATTAAGCCAAGCCTATATATTAATAAGCAAGGTTGGAATGACTTATCAAGATGTTAAGTCTACCACTTTAAGAGAACGAGTTCTTTTCTTGCAAATATATAAGCGAGAGATGGATGAGCTAGAAAGAAGAAGTAAGGGCTAATATGAAAATAAACAACATAGATGTAGTTGAAAGACATAATCGTCCGGGGGTGTTACAAAAAGTTGCACTCCGGTCTTTCTTTGTAAATGATGGACAATATCAAGATCCATATCAAATTAGCTCTGTAAGCATCTTCAAACTTACTGCTAACACAAGCCCTAACACAATTTTAGATGATGATAACTTAATAGATCCAATCTTAGCTAGTGGTGTTATTCTGATGAATTTTGCAAATTCGTCAGTTACTACAACCAATACTGCATTTAACACATCCAACTATTCCACGGGCGCGAGTGGTATCTATAAACTAGGAACAGGTCAATATGCAGTAGTATTGGATGGATCAGTAGACTTGTCTGGAATCTATAACGGAACAACAATACCTAACCAAGCAAGCACTACAACTAATTATATAGATGTTTGGACCGTCAAAATGGCTCAAGGTTCAGAGTACGCAGTATACATCAATGAATTCACATTACATGATGATACGCTATTCTCTGTTACAGAGCCTATTCTACTTACTACATCAAATAAACTTAGAAACAAGAATGTTAAACTAGGATCTAAAGTAGATCTAACTGTAATGACAGAGTTTAACCTTGGAAACAAAGACATTGATTCTTCTATAAAGAATTTATTTAAAGATTCAGTTATAGTTAATCCATCAGTTCAAATCGTAAAATTGAACGATGATTATACACTTCCCGCTCGCGTAACAGTAAGTGCTTTTGCAAATACTTCCGCATACACTGATGTTACTTCAGACAACACAATTATATTCAATTGGGATACTAATGCTCTATACACACTCCCAACAACCTTGAATGGAACATTTGGACCTTTGACAGGTGCTTATCAAATACAAGTGAAATATTCGGTGTTGAATCAAGTAATCCTTAGTGATTATTTAAACTTGATAGTGAATTGATATTATAAATTTCGTTCTGGATTTTGAACACCTGTGGGTCATACTCATGGGTGTTCTCTTTTACATACTGTCTGAGGTTAATATTATTTACATGCATTTCGTTCCAGTCCTTGTATTTCTTGTCTGGAAAGCAGTAGCTGATATTAAGGAATCGCTGACAATTGATAGTTTGATGCAGCTTGTTCAGTCCATTAATTCCTGCTTCATCATTGTCGTACCCTACAATAATACGACCTTGGAAGCCTGCAAGCATTCTGGATTGAGTAGGACTGATTGAGCATCCTAGCGTTGCAGTTGCGTTTACGCCCTGTAGTTGTAGAGAAATTGCGTCAGTTGGACCCTCACAAATCACTACATACTTCTCCGATAGATCGAATGGGAAAAGGTAGCTTTTGCTCTTGAGGCCAAACTCTGATCCGGGGTTTAGGTACTTAGGCTTTTGCCCGATGAGAGAACGAGCTTGGAAATAAACCAAATCATCGTTTCTCCAGAATGGGATGATCACGCGCCCGTGAAACCGTCCAGCAGTTGCAACAAAGAAGGGATACTTATCATTAAGGATCTTTCTGTCACTTAGATACAAGTAAGCAGCGATCTCTAGTTCCGACTCTGGTTGCTTATCTTCTTTCACAGATACGAAGTTCTTAATCTCTTCCTGTATAGAGCTTGAAGGAGCTTCAATAGCTGAGACTTGAACTGGCTGCTTGTACAGGCTACGGATCTGGATTTGATGAATAGCTTGCTTGTATGTGATCCCCTCTAGATAACTATAGAGGAAGTAGAAGTTACCCTTCTCGCCCTTACGGAAGTCCTGCCACAGACCTGTTTCCAGATTGATAGAAAAGTGCTGCTTTCTATCAGTTGGGTCTACAGGGGAATTCATCATCAATTCCCTACCATTACTAGATAATTTAAATTTCCCTGAGAATTTGGTTGTCAGGTAGTCTTTAATGAAGCAGGAGATATCAATGTTCATAAGCGAGATTTCACACTCAAAGAGGGATACTTACAAGCAGTGCGGTTGGAAATTTTACTTGAAGTACTATGAACGAATCCCTGAAAGCGGTGTCAACGCTGATGCCATGCAGTTCGGGTCTTACATCCATAAGATCTTCGAGTTGGGTGTTGCAGCTAAAACTCATGATGAGTTGGCTAAGATAGCTGAGGAACAACGCCCCAACTATACCTTCAATGATAGCTATGAGAAGAAGATTTCTGTGTGCCTTAAAAATTTTCTAAGGTTTAACGCCACACTAGAGGAAACAGTCGGAACTGAATCAGATTTTAAAGTTTCACTTCTGGAAGGGACAGATCAGAGGGTAGTCATCGACCGCATAATTAAATCTAAACAAGGTAACTACTTAATTATTGACTACAAGACAGGTGCGGACGAGAAATCTAAATTAGAATTATTTAACAACGATCAGTTAAAAGCGTACACTTACGCTATACACAAGCATTACAATATCCCCGTCCAAAAGATCACCGCTGCACACTACTACCCGCTAACCAATAACTTTGTTCATGTTAACTATCTTCCGGGACAGATTCACAAGTATGTAAACGATGTCCAAAAAGATGTTTGGGATATTAGAAAGCGTAAGAAGGTTGATTTTGCTCCTAGCAGGAATCAGTTCTGCAACTGGTGTGGGTACAAGGATAAGTGCCCAGAGTTCTACAGCGCAGAAGATGTCAAGTGTCGTATAGATGAAGCTAAGAAAAAGACTAAGACTTAATTAAGGGGTCGTACAAGTCGATTTCTATAGCCTCAAAAAAATTATCTACTTGATCAGATGAATATTTACATCTCTTGGTCAGGTAGGTATATAATGTAGTTCTTTTTAATGGTTTCTGGCTATCCATACTTTCTAATATTTTAAGTTGGAATAGTTTTATAAAGGAAGAACTAAATCTATGCCGCCATTTCTCTTCAAATTTAGCGGAAAGGGTAAAGTTAATTAAATCTAAAAAATCTACTATGCTTTCGTCTATATTATCTGTCATGAGTATATTATATGAATAAAAATCCTAATTTTAGGTATGAATCTGATAATTTTTTAAAAAAAATTAATCATGAGGATACTAAACATTATTCTTTGATAGCTAAAAGTTCGGGTTATATCTCACCCGGTGATGTAATAACATTTGGGTATAGTGGTGAATTAGTTAATACTTTAGTAGTTTCAACAGATCGAGGAAATGGCATGTTTTTAAGCACTCAAAATAACATGCTAGTCTCTTGCTTTAAGTTAGATAATATCTCTGAGTCAGTTTTGAATATTATTTTAAGAAGTATATATAAAGATAAGGGAATTGCTAACTACTACATTATCCAAAAAAGTTTAAAAGCAATTCTAGGACAAAGCAATTTTAGGACTTATAAATTAAAATCAATGTCCGGATTGCATAGGATAGAGATAGATAAATCTAAATTAAAGATAAAGGAATAACATGGCCCGTTCTGCCGCAGACATATTACAAGAAATATCTAATCGTCTTGAAACTGCTGAACAAGCTAGATTAGTAGAGCGTGCAGAAGATACTCGATTTCGCATGGAGGAAAGAGAAAGAGCGAATCGGCAAAGGCTTATAGATAGGGCAGATCAGCTTAGTGAAAAATTAAAAAATAATTTAACTAGTCAATTAACTGGAATTCTTGGATTAAAATCAGCTACGCCTTTTGGATTCATTGGGCAAATGAATCAAATGGTTCAAGATCGTAGACAGATAGTTGCTGCAATAGATAAACAATCATTAGCGTTTAGTCGAGATATGACGGTGTTGAAAGAAAACACTGATGTTGCTGCTGGCGCAGAGCAGTTTGGTCCACAGATTGCATTAAAGACTGCAATAGATTCATTAAAAACGGGAACATACAGATTATCTAAAGATTCGTTTAACCTAGCCATGCAAATGCGAGCGGTAGGCGAAAGCAGCGAAGCTCTATTTCAATTACAAAGGCAATCCCAAGTAATGGGAGGCACATCTGTAGCTCAGATGGACACCTTAGCTAAGGCATTAGAACGAGCAAGAACTGAATATGGTATATCGACTGAATATTTAGTAGATGCTATGTCCAAGTTGTCTAGTCGATTTACTGATTTTAGTTTGATGGGAATTACTGCTGATGTCAATCAGGCTATGATCGGCTTAGTTCAAAAATTTGGAACTGGAACTGCTGACCTATTTAATAAAGCTATTGATGTAGTCACTAAAGGTGGAAATATAGCTAAGTTTGCACGATTCGGTATTTCTGGAGAAGTAGCTACATTTTTAGAAAAACCAACTGCGGAAGGTTTAGAGGCAATTGCAGATAAAGCAGGTGCATTCTTTGAAGAGCAAATTGCAGGGTTTTCTGCGCTCAACAAGGCTGAAGCGGTTGCGTTGGCTAAACAGCTATACGGGGAAGAGGGTGCAGTTTTTGCTGCGATTGCTAGATTAACCCCTCAAGAAATGACTGACCCTAAAGTTGCAGCAGACGCATTAAAACGACAAAATGACATTCAAAAAGATATAGCAGATAGTTTGCGTGGATTAAATGATAATATAGCAAAAGTAGTCAACTCAGTAGATTCTAGTTTTAGAATTGGGTTACAGGTTGTGGGTTTAATAACAAGTGTAATAATCACACTAAATGCTATAAAAATTGCTCAAGCTGCTATGGCTGCTGCAAATGCTGCTGGTGGTGTAGCTAGTGTTGGACTTCTTGGATCTTTAGGACCTATTGCGTTAGGCGTAATTGCATTAGGTGCTGCTATTTGGGGTCTTTATGAGATTTTTTCAGATGATAAAGATCAAGTTAAAACTGTAAAAATAGACGCACCAAAAGCAGGTGGGCAGTTCATTACTAATGAATACATGGCCGCAAATGCAGAACTTACTAGAGGTATTTTAAGTAGTGTATTTGCATCACAACAAATGTTCCTGTTAGCAGAAGCTAAAAAGCAAACTGCACTGCAAACACAAGCTGCACAGGCAGCTACTCAAACTGCTAGAGCAACTAGAACACTTGCTACCGCTCCAGTCTCACCACCAACCCCTGCAATAGGAGGCCCTTGATATGACAAACACACCTATAAAATTAATAGGAACTACCTACGGTAAATATACCTCCATACAAGAGAGATTATTAAATTCTTACTTAGAATTTGTTTTTTATGATGGTGGAACAAATGCAACAAAAAGAAGAATACTACCGTTCTTAGGTGATGTCAATATTTCTGAATCAAGAAAAGCAAATTATATAGATTACATCCCCGTATCAAGAAATTCTGCATTATCTTTTTACACAGGATCTGATTCTAGAATTTTTAAAGTAGTATACGAAATATCCCCCAATTTTTTATTACAAAATGATGGATTTGTAAATTACATAAAAAGTTTTAGGGATCCTGTGAGTAGCGGTGATCAAACTGAAGATCCTAGAACTTATTTTTTCCCAGACCCAAAAAAAACAAGTGATGCTCCATTTGTATTTGATAGAGCTTACGGAGCTTCCCTTCTATCAGAAAAGGGGATTATTCCTAAAGATTTATCTAATGATAAATTAGTTTATGGATTTGTAGATTATCAAGTAAATTTAATTAGATTTTCTGTCGTTAATAAAGCCACAGATCCTACAAAAGGCCCTCCAATAGTAAGACTAAATCATGGGCTTTTATATCAAAATATACCTTGTATTTGTAAAGATTATTCAATAGAACAAATATATGATGATTCGAACAGAAAAAATGTTCATACAAAATACAAAGTATCAAAATACAAAATACAAATTAGTATAAATTTACAAGAAGTTAGAACTGGTAACTACTTACAAACTAATTTTGATCCAAAAGATGCAAACAGTAGAGATAACATTGTAGGTTGGGAGCAATTGTTTACTGATAATAATCACAAAGCACAGGATCCAATAAGCCCTGTTTATAAATAATTATGGCTTTTTCTAGATATCAATTAGGTGAAGTTAATTACTTTCATAAAAATGTACTGGTTAATTCATCAGTCGGATCTTCGTATCAAGATCAAAGAGTTAGAGATCAAGAACTGCTCTATGATTACGATGTGGCTGTTGTTCCTGTCGGGTATGAACATAGGCCGGATTTAATATCAAATATTTTTTACCAAACACCTGCTTATTGGTTTTTACTTATGCAAGTAAACAATATTTCGGATCCTTATGAAGGATTTAATGTGGGTGATCAAATTTTAATTCCTAAAATTAAATAATGAAGACTAATACTGCAAATGTGGTTGTTTCATATATTGGCCGTCCTTTACAGGAAGTAATTACTTTTATTAAAAGCGGTGCTAGAGAAAACAATAATTATTTATTTAGAATATCTAATGACAACATAATAAAATTTACACATTCGTATAATTTTGATAAATCACAAGGCGACGATATTGGTAACAAAATTACATTAGAAACTATAGACCCTGAAGGTGTTTTTGAAACTACATTGTTTGGAAATTCAGGAGAGTTGGGATATTCTGATGAACTATTAAGCCAATTACGAGAAGATGCTTTAAAAAATATACAAGAAAGAATTGCACTTAGAGAAAAATTAGATAAATTTGATTTTTCTAAGATAGGGTTTGCTTATAAAAAAGATTATGGTTTAAAAAAGGAGGCTGGATTTTTTGATGCTGTAGAAGAAATTTCAGCATTTACAAGAACTAATGTAAAGGGAAACGCATACGATGATGCTAACGGAGTTACATTAAATTTAGGAAAAAGTTCAGATTACCAACCAGATTTAGCCACTGAACTGAATGCCGTGATAAATGATTTACCCTTAACAAATTTAATATTAAATAAATTAAAAGAAAAAAAAGTATATTCTAGAAGACTTGTAGTAGAAGAAACCACAAATGTTTTAGGTTTTTTAAAAATTAGACAGGCAAAAGAGATTGATGATGTTACAGGAGCGACTGGTGTTATTGGAGCTAGAGAACGACTTCAGGAACTTTCTTTTTCTTCTATTTATAGTGATTTAAATCTAAATGTAAATTTAAATGATGCGTCTGTATTACCAACTCCCTATTTCTACTTTTATTATGGTATAGGTGATAATCCAAATCAATGGAGTGGGCCAATAGCATCTCAATTAACAAATGCAAGGTATAATTATTCTGTAGAAAATGGAAAAAAATCTATAGAGATGGAATTTGCCACGACATACAATTTTCCTGCGTTTTCTAAATTATCCTTAGATAAACGAGGATTCCTAACTAGTATAGCACCAAAATTTAGAGGTGCTCAAGTATTTGAAGGAAGTCCAACATCTAATGCAAAAATAACAAAGAAAGATAGTAGTTATTTACACCAAGTTGTTACTGGAGTAATTAGTGATTATATTAAAACCGCTGTAAATAATGATAAAATAAATGTGTTAGTATTAATTCCGGACATAGATAAAATAATAAATAAACTTATTCCAAATTATTTTGACGCATACACTACAAGTTCTACTTCCGATACTTTTGAAGTAGACGCTAGAAAAATAAATATGTATTGCAAAATGTTTAATGAGATTGGATTTGCAACAGCCTATTTAAATATAAACGAGATAGAAACAAAACATACAGATGTAAATCAATTCTTAGGAGAACAAGTAGATCTAAAGAAAAATATTAAAACTGTAAATTCACCAGTCAGCTTTGGTGACGAGGCATCACTTTCACAGTTTTTTAATTTTAGAGGTTCTCCAAATTATAACAAAACATTATTCTGTTTGTCTTTAAAAAAGAATGATGAGGAATCGTTTAAAGCTCCTTTAGAAAGAATCATGGCTGGAATTAGTAATAAACTTTTTCCCGGGCAAATGTGTTTTGAATTAATTGATAATTTACAATTTGTAAAAGCATATAAAACTCATTTAAAAGAATCTTACCAAATTGCATTATCAGATTCTATTAATAGTGATTATCCATTAATTATTTTTGGAGATAGATTTTTGATAGAAAAGTATGTTTATGGGAAAAAATATTATGAAATCGAGCAATTAGTAGAATCTAGGAGACGAACTAGTACTAAAGATGAACAGCTAGGTTTGTCATACACTGATCAATTAAAAAAGTATGCTAATGAATTAAAAGATACAAATAGTTATTTAACTGATAAGGATTCCAAAATATTTAATAATAAATATATTATTGATATCGCAAGTAAATGGTTCTTAAAAAGAACTGAGATAGGAACACTAGCCGAAAATTCTTTTTATTCTTTCCCAACAGAAAATTATGAGTTAAGTCAGCCAGCTATAGATCGTATTAGAAAAGCATCGTTACCAATATTTAAATCTGGAATTTCAGAATCTAATGTTTTGAGTTTAGATTTAAATTTAAATGATTTTTATTTTGCTATGTTAAAATCAGTTTGGCAAAATAAAGATAGTTTAAATTTAAGTTTAGCTGCTAACGCTAATAACATTGATCCAAAACAATTAGACGCATTTTCTCCTGATAATGTTGTTAAGTTAAAAGACGCAATAACAAATATTACTCTGAATCCGTCTAAAACTATAGACATGGCTACAGTATTTAATATCATTGGAAATGATCAAACATTTAATGATACTAATTTAACTGCTGAAAAAAAAGGGCAACAATTAGAATTATTAATCCAATACTTAGCGCAGCAATTATCTTCAAGTCAAAACTCATCTAATCCCACACAAAAAGCACAAACAATATCTGTGGTAGTTGGTAGTCACGAATCAGTAAACCCATACATTCAATATTTGAATATGTTTAGCAGGGTTGTAAATAATGCTTTTACTGGATATATAAAATCACTCCCTGTGTTTTATTTAACTGGAACTTCACTATCACTTCCACCTATAATTTTATTGTTAGAAGAAACTAATTTACCTCCGTATGACAAGAAAAATTTTATTACTAGATCATTTAATGGCATGTGGAGTATATTAGGCTATAAACATACCATTTCTAGTGATGATATGTCATCCGAATTTTGGGTTGTAAAAGATATAAGACTAGAAATACCATTAGCTATACAACCTAGGAGAACACCATGAGAATTTTCAGAGCTACAGTACTAGATCATATTCCTAGTGATAATTATTATGGAACCTCTGTTCCGGGAACATATAGGGCATACGGAGAAAAAGGGATAGATGAGATTTATTATGTTCAACATACATCACCTTTTTATAGTGATAGGGCACAGGTTGGGTTCTTATCAATTCCACCAAAAGATTCTATGATTTTAGTTTGCCAAACTGATGATAGAGTTGGAAGCCAAGATGTTTTTTACTTAGCAACGATTGCAGCACCACAGTTAGGATTAAGATTAGCAAAAGATAAAAATACTGATAATACTCCTCCGAGTATGATGGAAAAAGTTATTGATAGATTAGGCCAACCGTCAATAGTCTCTTTAGCTGGACCAACAGGACATAATATTACATTATCTCATAATTTAGATGAAAATTCAATTGATTCCGGAGTTTATCTAAGAACTTCTGGAGGTAAATTAGTTAGGCTGGAAGACGGGCCAGAAAAAAACCACATTGTCATAAAAACAGCAGATGGTATACTGGGAGAAGTCGCTGCCATAGAACTACAAGAAAAACCTAATCCTAAGAAACAGGGGTTAAGTACATCATATACGATAACCATGTACGCTACTGGGCAAATAAATATGATCTCTCAAAATTCTAATATAAATATGAGAGTGGAGGATGGTGGGCAGATAAATATTGAAAATACATCCACTGGTTTACGGGGAGCTTATATAGGTGACCCCACTTGTGGAACAATAAACATTAAATCTCCGAGAGGTGATATAAATATAATAGCGGGAACAGACCCTGTGACAGGATCGGTTGGACCGGGGATTCCTAACCCAATAGCAGCAGTCAATATAACTGCGGCAGGAGGGCCAGCAACTAGTTTAAATGTCCATACGGACGGGATTTTAAATTTAAGTGGTGGTTCTGGGGTTAGGATTGCTGGTGGAGACTTGAGACTAGGGATAACAGGGGTTGCTCCAGTTGTGATAGAAGGCGTGAGTATAGATTTAAATACTACAGGATGACATATGGCATTTGACCTCGGCATAGCAGCGGAAACATTAGGCTCTGAAAACGGTGATGTTTTAGGGGCTTTAGGATCTTCTTTTGGAGTTCCTAATTGTATGTTAGAAATCGCAGGGAGTATTGCCGCTCAACTATTACCTTCCGCATTTTTAGGTGGACTAGCGGCTGCAATAGAAGCAGGAAAACAGGCTGCTCTAGATTTAATAGCGTGGGTCAAATCTCAAATTTATAGATTACTTGGACTTCGAGAAGACTTTAACAAAGTTATAGTTTCTATTTTTGGGCAAACTAATGTGCCACAAATATTAGGAACTGTAGCAGGTTTGATTGGTAGTGCCGCTGGATTCGGAGCAGTACTCACACAAAATTATCAAGCCATAGAAGGTGAAATTCAAGCTATAAAAGAATGTTTAAATCAACTAAGCGCATATCAAAAATTAAGCCAAAGTTCTGCTAGTGTACAAGCAAACGCAGACCCAAACTATAGTGGTGCATTAATAGCCACTGCTCAAGCACAAATTAGAGACGCTGAAACATTTATAAATAAAGCGGACGCTGCACTATCTAATATAAATGAGATTTTATACAATAGAAGTTTAAATCCTGATTTAGAACCAGTTTATTTAGATCCTAGTTTGTCAGCTTATGGCAACATAGCAGCACCAACAACTCCTGAGCCTGTATTTAGATTAGTTTTTGGACCTCCTAAATCTAAAAAAGGTCAGTTTCTTTTATCTGTAGATGGTCTTTATTATGATTCCCAGAAAGGTGGAATCCCGTCTGTTTCTGGCGTAATTATCCCTGAAGAAGCATACAAGTTTAATTACCCAGCTAACTTAGGTGGTAAAGGTAGTATTGTATCTCTCAAAGATTTAAATGCTTATATTGACACAGTTTTTGATTTATCTAGAATAGACGAAAGCCCATCAATTCAAGAACATTACAAAGCTGATCATTTCCTACAAGTTCTTCAAGGACAGAGAGATAAACACTTGTATGATGTTTCTGCTCAAATTGCACAAGTGATTGCGGATGGAAATTCAGAAGATTCTGCAATAGTAATAAACATGCAGGAAGGTTTGAATTCTATTGCTGCTCAACACGAAAGCAAGATAAATAGAAGAAAAAAACAAATAGAAGTTGCTATTAAATCGCCATACATAGCAGGAAAAAATCCTGCTTTTGGTTTAGGTAAAGTTCCAATTAATGATTTTAGTTTCTTAAAAGATCTAAACTTTTCTGTTGCTTATGAGCAACAAAAGAAATTGGTTTTTGAACAAGGTGAAGTTTCTGATGTAGTTCTTCCGCTAAAACCAAAATTTATAAAAGCTCAGGAAGCTCAAAATGCACCAATGATGCAGCATTTAGTAGTGCCTATTGTTGGTAAAGGTGCTATCATTTATGACAATGATGGTATTGATTCTGACGGAACAGTGATGTCTCTAACTGACTCAGTTGTTCCAGACAAATTATTATCAATATACAATTTCCTACAAGGAGAAGTTGTTACTCCGGGATCGTCAGAATACAAAATTTTAAACTGTGCTTCTAGTGGTAATAATATAAATAATGCTCAACTTGTTGGGTTAACTCCAAGTGCAATTTATTCAAGAGGTTTAGCAATACCATACCTCACCGGAATAACAAAACTAACTAACACTGGAAATATTACAAGTTTTGGAAATTATGTAAGGCTTCCTAACACTCAAGATTTCTTCAATTTAGCTTATAAAAAATCAGGGTTCACTTTTGAGTCTTGGATTCACTTGCCTTACGCAGGTTCGGCTGCTGCAACTGTAAACTCTACTGTTGGGTATGGATCATCTTCTTTGCATAGAGTTCTTTTGGCTTGTGAAAACACAGGTGGCGTAAATAGCGATCTAGACCCTTATAAAGCACCCTTCGATAATTCGATAGATGTTGTTCGTGGATTAGTTGTAGGATTTACTCGGGATAGACAAATAACTAGTGGTCTTGAGCCAACAAATACTAACAATCCCGCAGAATCTTCAGTATTTTACATAGCACCTACAAGATCTATCAATACTTCAAATGTTAGTTTTATAAATAAATCTAGCGTAGGAGATTGTGCAACTGGTTACGATGTTTTAAAATTAACATTACCTCTATCTTCTACTATTCCGGGAACTACTAAGAAAGTTTTTGATGTATCATCTACATTTATGCATTTTGCAGTAACTGTAGATCCATTAGCTGACTTGATTAGTATTTATGTAGATGGTGTGTCTATGAAGTCGGCTAGTCTGACTCAGACATTTAATCTTGCTCCCGGGGCTTCTTTTAATGTTCCTTCTTTCGCAAAAAGTAATAGTTTTAGTTATTCTTTGCAATCAACAGGCTCTCCCAATTTTAGTCTAGGACCTACAGTTACAGCAAATTCATTTACTCCTTGGATTTTAGGTGGAGGATTTACAGATGGAAACAAAGCTAATGTTGGAGATGGGTCACATGGATTTATGGGTTTGGGTCACGGATTAAATTCTGGTTTGAATGGGTATGTAGGAAGTGTAAAATTTTATTCAAAACCCCTATCTAACATAGAGGTGCAAAAAAATTACGATTCCCAAAAAGGGTTCTTCAAAAATATAGATTTAACATAATATGGCTACAGTATACGGATTACCAATACCTAAAGTACAAAAACGAGAGATTATCTCGGAGAAGCAAAAAATCTATGGAGTGAACTTCCCTATTGGTATTGGTGTTGCACCAAGAGTTTTTAATAAAGGTTATTTTGCTAAAGAATCCGGAAATAATTTAATAAAAGGGAATCTAAAACAATTGTTGTCTACCTTTCCGGGCGAGCGTGTGATGCTTCCTGATTATGGATTAGACCTACGGCAGTTTTTATTTGAACCACTAGATCAAACCTTGTTCGCGGAAATAAGAGATCGAATAGTATCCGCTGTGGGTAGGTATTTACCAGAAATAGAAATAACAAAATTAAGTATAATTAGTTTAGATGAAATTGGATATACTGGTATTCCGGGATTAAAAATTACTTTAGCATTTAAACTTAAAAATACGAATGATGTGCCATCTGATATTACAGTAAAGGTTGGTGTATAATGGTTTTTAATGGGACAGTTAACTCAGATTTTTTAAAATTATCAGAATATCCTGATGCAAATAAACCTGCACTAATCAATTTCGCAGCTACTGATTTTGAAACTTTAAGAGCATCTCTAATTAATTATATTAAAGCAGTATATCCTTTAGAGTATCAAAATTTTAGTGAATCTGACTTAGGCGTAATGTTAATTGAATTAGTTGCTTACATGGGCGCAGTCATGTCTATGAAGGCTGACATGTTGGCTCACGAAAACTATATTTCTACTGCAAAAAATAGAAACAATGTTAAAAAACTATTAGAGCTTTTAGGTGTAAAACTAAAAGGCCCTGTATCAGCAGCAGCCAATGCAGCACTTACACTAAATACAGCTACACCTAATTCTAGTTTCTCAATTACTCCACAGAACAGAGTTTTTACTATTTCCTCTCCTGAGGATGGTGGACAACTTACTTACACATTATATAAAACTCAAAATGGACAAATTGTAGATTTAAATTCAACAGCAAGTTTAGAGTTGTTGAAATCTGAGTCAGCAGGTGGTATCGGGATTTATTGGGATAATCTTATGTTACTTGAAGGTTCTTTAGTTTCTCAACAAGGAACCTTTACAGATACTAATGCTAATAAATTTGTTACACTAACAGAATCACCAATTCCAGAAAAAAGCATAAATGTTTATATAGATTCTACCGATGTTACCGCAGTAGGTAATTGGACTCAAGTAGATAATTTGTTTTCGGTTTCTGGTGCTGGGCAAAAGGTTTTTGAAGTTGTATACTCTGACGATTTTACAGCAACTGTATTATTTGGTGACGGCGTTAACGGTGCTGCGGTCCCAGTTGGATCCAGCTATTTAATTACTTACAGAGTTGGAGGTGGAACTCGTGGTAATATAGCTAATGAAGTAATTAATACTCCTGTAACAACCGATACGGATGAATCTGGTACTATTGAAAATATTTCTGTAGGTTCTGGTGGTCAAGATGCAGAAACTGTCGAAAAAGCAAAACGGTATGGGCCTTTAGTATTTAAAACTCAGGACAGGTTAGTTACCGCACAAGATTATGCTACTTTTGCTAATACCTTTGCTAGTAATAGTGGTGCAACTGGGAAGGCTAAAGCTGTAGTTAGAGATGCTTATAGTTCAGCAAATATAATTGATTTGTACTTATTACAAGTAGCATCTAACATACAAATGCAACAAGCAACTGTTCAATTCAAAAAAGATTTGTTAGATGCAATAGAATCTAAGAAAATGCTCACAGATGAAGTTGTAATTGTTGATGGGGTAATCAGAACATTTGATTTGGTAATGACTCTAAGAGTAGATAAGTATTTACTTCCTAACGAGGAGACTATCAAAGCAAAAGCCAGAAATCAATTAATACAGTTTTTTAATGTAGACAATTTTGATTTTGGAAAGCCAGTTTATTTATCTGAGATAGTTAGATCTGTTTTAAGCATTCCAGAAATACGGTTTGCTACAGTAGATAATTTTGATTCAGATATATTCGTAGACTTTAATGAGATAGTTCAGCTAAACAACTTTGTTCTTAATGTAGTAGGAATCTGATGAATTTTAAGCTAAATCAAGGAACACCGGATAAAAATTTCTTTAAGAGAAATTATGTCGATGTTTTGGAAATATTAACTCCAAAAATATATTTCACTGAAGATACTAACTTATCAGGTGTTCAATATTCTCCATTAGATAACATTATTGAATCACACATTAGTTTAGCTAAAAATATAAATTCAATTTTTAACATTTCATCAGTAGGTAAGGGATCTGAATTCTCGACATTTTCTGGTACATCTCAGTTTTTTGTAAAGCAAAATGGATTAACAAACATAACTGTTCAAGAGTTCCAAGAAAAAATATTAGATCCTTTGGGTTACAGTTTAAAAGATTTTGAAGGTGTATCATCTTTTAAAACTTTCGTAGACTCAACATTATTGCCAAATATAAGATTGAATAAACCTCAATATTTATTTGGGTTAGGTTCTGCTTCAGCAGCGCACGATTATTTAATAAAAACATTATCTTGGATGTATATTTTAAATACATCCGCAAATGGAGGTCTTGCATATTCTCCATCGACATTAGTGTCCGATAGATTAGTTAATGATATTTACTATTCGAGTCCAATAACTTTAAATGAAGCACTAAAAGATGTAACTACTTATATTTGGAAAAACTACAATGTTTGTTCTTTGTTCACAACTAAACAATTAATACCATCTCCGTTTTTTAGTGGAACAGGTAAGTATGTTAGTGGCACTCAACAATTAGAAAAACTACACACACTAATAGATGTCTTGTATTCTCCTTTACTAAGTGATAGTAAAGATACTCGTGTTAAAGATGCATTTGATTTATATAATTCAACTCAAGTTGTAGACAAAAATACTGTAATAGCAGGCCCATTCACCAAGTTTTTAACTGGCCTAAGTTATTCAATTTATGATGTAGATGATCAGATCAATAATTTAAATTTATTATATGATATTGATAGATGTCCGGACGAGTTCTTACCTAGAATAGCAGATCTTATTTCTTGGGAACTAATTGGAAATAATCCAGACAAATGGAGAATTCAATTAAAAAATGCCATAAATATTTACAAAGCTAAAGGAACAAGAAAAGCATTAGAATTAGTCCTTCAATCTACATTTGGAGAAACATCATTTAATTTGAGTTCTCAGATAAATGAATTGTATGAATCATACATACCAAATCTTTTATATTACTGTTTAACTACGGAATCAGATACTCTAACTAGTTTTACTACTTGGACGCAGGAAAAAGCTCAATCATTAGGCATAAGTAATTATTCATATTCTGATATGGATAAAAATATTAGGTATGTTGTAGATGATATAATTTATAAAGCATATCTTTTATATCCACAAAACTTTTACATAGGTAATAAACCGTTCGATCCAAATGGTAGATACTCATATAGGGATGTTATAAATGTTATTCCTCCTTGGGAACTTGAAAAATATTATCGTTATTGCAGATTAGATACTAGGTTAATAAATTATTTTGTTGATAGATTGCTTTGTTTTGGCGTTTCTCCTTACATTGCTACAGAGTTTCAAAATTTAATATTAAATAACACTTTATTATCAGAATCTTCATTATCCGTAAATAATAACTGGCTTATATTTACAGATCAGCCCTTACTAGCTCCAAATAGGAATGATATACTATCTAATTTCAAAAAAGACAAAGTAAAATACTTACCTTTATGGAATGGTAAATCATCATCTTTTAATTTATCATTACAAGCTAGCTCCTTTGATTTTAACAAGTACTCAAAAGAATTATTTACATCACAAGGATTAAAAAGTATTTTCCGCGCTGTTTATGAGTTTACACCTGCACATGCTATTCCGTTAATAACATTAAATTTAGATAGTTCTGATTTTGCAGATTATCAAGAGTATTCCTGTACCGAAATTCAATACAATGTTTCGGCAGATTTGTTTACTCCATCTACGCTAAATTCTGGATTTAATAGAATCGCGGCAAACATGGGTTCTTTGAACAGAGTTTTTGGTAGAACTCAAGTCGATTCTTGGTATGACTTTTCAGAGACTGCTGCCCTTAGCAGTTTAGACAGAACATCCGTTCGTAGAAGAAATTATAAGAATTTACTGCCTAAATCAGGTTGGTATGATCGTACCGGATTTAACATGCCGGGATACCTAGCTCCGTCTACATTTACTAATTATAATAATTACTTGCCTTTAGGATATATTCCATCCTCTGGTAAATTCACGCCGATTGCTAGTTACTCATCTTGGGTATTTGATAATCTAAGTTCTATAACGATTCCATCTGTTTATAACAGATGTGAAAATTTTGATTCAACTAGTGTTTACAATGGAGTTTCAACTTCAAGTACTTTCCCAACCAGAGGGGAAATATTAGATGAGTCAACTTGTATTAGATATGCAACCCGTGGAGATTGTGATCCTATAATTCCATTAATACACTCTAAATTTTTAAAGCGTGCGGAAGATTCAATTACATCTTCCCTATCTAATGGATCTGTGACCAATTTTTATGGACTAGATCCTAGTGTCTACAATGTTGTAATTTCTGTAGCCAATTCTAGTTTAGATATAAAACCAAATTACCAGCAAGAATTTTTTGACTTTGAATTTGGTAAAGGAATTCATAATTTATATTTAAGTTATAATAAAGATTTCGGATATCATGATTTAAGTAGAGATTCCGTAAGAGATAATGGTGGATTTAATATTTACGCTCACACTTTTGGTCCGGGATTATTCAACGGAAATTTAACTGTAAACGGATCTGCTGCTAATACATACTCTGATTTATTCACACGCGCTTATGACGATAGTTTTGTATTAAATACACAAACTGTATTTAATTCTTCTGCAACAGCTTCCGGAACCTTGATTGCTACATCTAATTTTATAGATACTTATGAATTTAGAAATCCTCATTTACTAAGTGGAATAGAGCTAATATCACCATCAGGAACTTCAGTTCTTAATGAGTTTGAAATTTATCAAATTGATCCGGAATATCAAACAGAAGATAGTGAAGATTTTGCAGTAGATAATACTTTAATCAAAATAAAAACAGTATCTAATCCAAAGGGATTACACAGAGCAAAATTTAATCTTTCCGCATACGGACCTACTCCTAATAAATTAGTTCCTGAGCACGAATTTATTTTAACTATACCCCATTTTATTGGTAGGGAGTCTGGAACAAAATACGGGGGTGGAACCTTAGGAGTTTGGATTCATACCGAACCAGAAAATAATTATGTTTGGTCTTGGACACCTAATCGTGAATGGAGAATTGATCACACATCAAGTTTAACACCATCATATATTGAAAATAATCTATTACATAAAAACACCATCACTTTAACAGATGTAGATAAGCAAACATTAGGTTCGGTTTGTGTTCAAGAAACCCAAGCCCTTTTGTCCCTGCGTAATTTAAGTAAAACAAATTTGTATAATTATGATATTTATTTTAACACTTTAAATAGACCTATTTGCATACCTAACTATTATAATGAAGGACAACAAATACACAGATTAAACCAACAATATTCGATTGAACTTATGATGCTTCCTGATGTGACACAGGAAACTTATATTTTAATTGATAAAGTAAATTTAATAGATACTACTTTAAATGCTTTTTCTTCAGGATATACAGAAGAAGAAATACAAAAAATATTCTTATTCTTTAGATCTTTAACATTAGGAATAGCATCTAGAAATGCTGTAACTACAAGTGGTTTGTTCTGTACTAACGGTGGAAGTAGATCCGAGTATAGATATCATCCGAAATTTGGTAGTTATGCAGAAAATGCACTAGTAAAAGCATACACAACGATAGATATAGGAAGATGATTAAGGGAAAAGTAGAACTAATAAAAGATTATGGCACTCCAGAGGAGCAGGTCGTATATACTGACAACAATATGATTGTTGACGGTGCAGGGGAGATCATATCTACGCTCATGACCTTGCCCCCTGATGGAGATACAATTAGCTCTGCGTCTTCTATCTACGATGTTTCTAACTTTACTATTAGAGCCATATCTTTTGGAAAAGCTCCTTTACATTATTATTACAACGCACATCAAAATTCAGGACCTTCTAAATACGCAAGAGAAGCCTCTGGGCAAGTATGGGTGTCTGCTACTGCGGTATCCGGAGCCTCTTCTTACACCCCCTCTTACTATTTGCCTGATGCTCCAGTACCTACAGATCGTTATTTAGTTAATTTTGATGGAGTAACATTACCACAAGAAGTATTAGACACAATCGTAGAAACAATCATAAGCTATGTAAATACTAGTGGCTTTTTACTTGGTTGGGGCGATAACTCTACATACCCATTATATCAAATACCAAACCCAATATCAACTGTTTCCTCTATATCGGCAGGATATCAACACTTTGTCGCACTAACAACAAGTGGAGATGTATCTTGTTGGGGAGGAACAAATGCCGCTGGTCAGTTAAACAAACCTAATTTGCCTCCATGCAAAGCTGTTGGTGCAACACTAACTACTTCTTTTGCTATTACAGATGTAGGAAATTTATCCTCTTGGGGCGCAAATGCAGGACTTAGGAATTATCCACAAACTTATTCTTCAGCAGTTTCTGCAATAGCAGGAGCATACCAAATCTTCGTAGTTCAAAAAACAGATGCTACTGTATCCGCTTGGGGAGTCTCAACTGTAACTTGTCAACAAGCACCTAGTGCAATTCAAGGTAATGTAAGTAAAATAATATCTAACTGGCCTTCTTTTCATGCTGTTGCAATTTTGTTTGATAAATCTGTTTCTGGATGGATGTTAGTTAACGCTCCTGCTTTCGGATATGACCAAGGGCAGGTTACATTTGGTCCAACAGCACCTTCTAGTATTATTGATGCTGCTACTGGAAGATATCATACCTTACTCCTTACTTCTGCGGGGGTTGTTTCCGCTTATGGAAGAAATACGGAAGGACAATGTAATGTTCCATCGTTTATTCAAGGCGTAACTACTAAAGTTGCAGCAGGTGAGTATCAAAGTTTTGCAGTTTTAAACGATGGTCAAATTTGGGGGTGGGGATTATTAGAATCTAATCCGGGAAATTTATTAACAATACCAAATGATGATACTGGTGAAAGAAAGTTTTATGATTTGGTTGTAAATTATAAAAATGCTGTGGGATTATATACATCTACAGTTCCATTCTATTCTACAGAAACAACCACACAACAAGAAAATGAGTCATTCTATACCAGCGAAAATTATAGACAAAATGTTAATTTAATACCATTCAAGGACACCGTAGTAAACAAAATAAACATTTTAGGAGAAGTAATAGAAGTAACACCATCTACCGTAGGTGCATTGTTAGATGGAGCATATCCTCCGTCTGGAGGTATAACAGTTCGATTAGTTAGCGGAATTCAACCATATACGACAGTGGTTAGCGCGTCACTATCTGGAACTTTTAATACTGTAGGGTCAATGGATTTCCGAGGATATGTTAACACAACTAGCGGGACTAATCCACTATCCGGATTGGTTACATCCTCTGTAAATGTTTCGAGTAATGGAGAATTAATTTATATTATTACTATTGCTGGAAATGATTGCGCTATGGCTAATTTGTACGGTGGCATAACTCAAATGGGTCTTTGGTCATATGACCTGCCTGCAAATTTAAATTCTGGATTTAATCCACCATATACCTTCCGTAGATACCCAGAACAAACTGGGACCTATGTAGAACCTTTAAAATATAAACTTTTTGCTAAAAAAGTATTTAATGAGAATATAGTTAAAATTAAAGATTATACAACTAATGCTGGTCTTTTGAATCATCAAAATCTCACTATTCGTTGGAGATTGTATTTCGTATAAAATTAAGTTAGGAAATATATACTATTAGTATGGCAAATCAAGACACATATAATCCAAGAGGACACCTAGAAATAGTACGCATTTGGAACAATGGTACTGAGGAAACCATATTTTCAGATAAGAACACCATAGTTTCTGGGATGGGTATTGGGTTGTCTTATATGTTTGCAGCCTCGGCTCAAAGATCAATTAAAGATTTCCAAATCGGTAGATTTCAGGTCGGCACAAGTAGCTATACAACTTACGGGGCATCAACAGTTCAACTAGCATCTGCTTTGACTGTGACTCAGTATGGAAACAACCCAGAGTTAACTGTCTCGTCTTTAGATCAAATAATTAACGGGGCCAAGCAAACAGATAAAGCATTTGCTGTGATTCCATTTAATTTAATTAGGCGGGTGGACAAAACATCGGTTCAATTTGGTCTACTACTAGGACCAAACACCGCTAATTTATCAAAGCCATTAAAAGAGATTGGATTATTTATGAATAACCCTTTTGGGTATTCACCCAAGCCAGCTCCCATATTAGTGGCCTATAAAACATATTCTCCGGTTGAAAAAACTGATCAGTTCTCTTTATTATTTAAGTGGACAATAACATTCTGAGGTAATTCATGGCATTCATTTCTAATGATCTTTATTTAGCTAGTGGTTCAATAGGAATAATTAACTCTTGGACTCCTACCGTAACTAAGTTTGATACATCCACTTTCTATAATTGGGAGCAGGATAACGAACCTTTGTACGATTTGGATGAGCGTACTCAATACCTATGGGAAAAATTAGGTTACCCAATTCAGGATGGTGCTTCTAGTATAACTGGAAAGGTTTTTGTTGTTTCTGCTGACGCTGCATTTGCCGCAGGATCCGATTCTAATGGTATAATATTTAGAGATCTAAGCACCGTAATAAGTGTTCTTCCCAATCCAATAACTTATCCGATTATAATTGAAGTTGCTTCTTTCGGAGATTTGGGAGATTTAAATCTTAAAAACATAAAGATAGATGAATCATGTCAAGGTGCAGGTCTTGAAATTATAAATAGAAACTTCGGTAGAACCTTAACTGCTAGTGGAGCTATATTTGATGGAAGTTATCCTAGCTATTTCGTTAGTTCCACCGATTTGTATACCACTTTAACTACGACTAAATCTATTAGATTAAACACACCAGTTGCAAGTGCTACAACAGACACTAGATGGGACACCATCAACAGAGGTTTCTTAAGTCCCTTGGGAATGGGAACTACTAATTACGGTATAGGTGACATTTACTTAAACTTTAATGCGGGTAGTTTAGCAACAACAACAAACAAAGTATCGGTTAATTTATACACAGATACTTATGATACAACTATTACTGCTGATGATTTTACAGAGGTAAGTTCGTATTCTGGTCAAGTATATTCAAATACTGCAAACGAGTCTACTTTTGTACAAAATACTAAGTGTTTTGCAGCAATATATGGAAACTTCTTAGGTAAAGTAAAAGTAGAAAATTGTGGAGGCCCAATCTATTTAAGAAACTTCTGCGTAGATGGAGCAAAAAATACATTCACAGGTAATTTAGATTATACAACCGCAACTGGTTTTGAAATAATAAACTCCAATGTTTACTTAGAGAATTGCTTTGCCATAAGATGTAATGACGCAGGATTTAGTTTATCAAATTCAGATGTTAAGATTCGGCGCGGAATCTTTGGTATGAGAAATTACCCTATGCTGTCTGATTCAGCTAGAGACACAAGTAAGCTAGGTATAGGACTTTTAGCTGTAAATTCTAAGATCACAGTAGAATCTCAAACAAGCCCCGTTTTAGTTTCTGGTATAGACATCCCAATTACATTTGGATACAATGACATAGGAATTAAGCTAGTAAACAGTGAACTCTTGGGTGGAGATGGTAAACAATCTGCTGGAACTTTAGCTAGTGAAACTGGCGTTGGAATGTTGACTGTCATAAACAATACTAATTGTGGTTTAGTATTAGAGAACTCTGTGTATGAATATGCAGGCGTTACAAATGCACTTCAGAACTACAATGGAATTCAAATGTCCAATTCTATTGCAAAGTTCCCGATGTTAAATGTTGCTTACTCACAAGATGTTGGATTGTATGCAACAAATAGTAAAATAGTACAAAATCCAAAACTAGTAAAAATATCTAAGTCTCAAGGACTCTCTGACAATGCATTGTTCCAAATAGAACAAATGTATTTTGGAACTAACGGCCAACATTTAATATTAGATAATTCTGTGTTCACATATGAAAAGAGCACAGACATGCCATCGAAGTTTGGAACATCATTGTTCCACTCATCATTTGGGTATACTAATCATAACGCAGTTGTAACACAAAAGCCTGCTGTAGAAGTTTTAAATAGTTCTTACGCAGATTTTGTGAATGCTAAAATACAAGTATTTACAGCTAATGTAAGTCCATATGGATCAGAATCATTCCGCGCAGGAAACGCTATTTTTGGTGCGTGTGTGCGCGTGGATAATCAATCTAAAGCTAAATTCATATCTTGTGCTACAGCACCGACAATTCTTTTGGGTCCTGATGGGTCTAATACAAAAGTTGCCGTTGCTTATGTAAATCAAAACTCAGATCTTGAATTTAACGGTAATACATTTATAGCACAAGGGGGTGTAGATGTTTTAGCTGATACCAATTCAACAGTTAGATTTAATCCGCACAGAACTGATTCAGGATCAATTGATGTTAGCGGGTGGTCATTATCTAATGGAAATAACCATACTAAGGTAGAACTTCTTTCCACCAGAGCCTGTCTAGTTGCCGATAATAACTCTAACATAATTTTAGAAAACTTAGGTGATGTTCATGCTTTCTGGCCTTCAACACAAACCAGCAGTATGGATTATAATCTAAATAATACGCTAGGGACTTCCGGGTTTACCTCAGGAGGATATGTACAATTTTATCCAAATGGGCAGGATTCTGTAGCAGTGGATGCACAAGCGGCTCGTGCAAGAACTTTGTATCCGGGAGTTTCCGTTAATAGCCCCAATGAAAGATTGTATGCTACTACAACACATGAATACTTCTTATCCGATTATAAGTCTGCTAGTGTGAGTTCTCAAATAGCAACTTATTCAACAGGTGGAATGTGTGTTCGTGCTGTGCATGGAAGCAAAGTAAAAGTTTTAAATGTTCACTTCCCTACAGGGTGGCCTAATTGCACAGGCCAAGTTTATGATGTATCTTCTGGATTACATTGTGATAAACTAAGAATTTGGAATATTTGCGATAATTCAGAATTAGAAGCTGCATATTGCGTAGTTAGTGGGTTGTACCCATCTTTAACTGGATATAAAGGCCCTAGCGCAGTATATGTTTCTGGTGGCGCAGCAGTTCCTGCATCTGGTGCTCCAGATTCAACACCAGATACCGGAAGATTAAGTGTTCTTGATTGGTATGGTGCTTCTGGTGCGAATACGGGCACTAACTATGGTCCATTTAGATTATATTATTCGCCAAACGGGAAAGCAAAATTCTTAACTACAATCAGAGCAAACGCTTCAGATGTTGGACAAGTTTATCAATTCTTGTCTCAGGGATATAACCCATCAACTTATTGTAGTTCAATTTCTAACGATTTATCTTCAATTTATAATGACATAGCCACATCCTCATTCTATTATGTTTCTGCTATGGTTGATGGTGGCTTTGTAACTAGAATTAGATTAGATGAATCTGCTGCCGACATATTTGCAAATGCGAAACATAATGCAATAAGAAAATCTGGAAGACATCCGTTACTTACAATTTATAGATCACGAGGTAGTTCAGAAATCGGATCACAGGCTTATGATGCACCCGGATACACAAGAGGAAAAGGGTTTAAATCATCTGAAATATTTGATTTAAGGAGAGATAACTAATGGCTAATTATAAAGATAGTGTTTATAAATTTACTGATCCAATTAGATATTTTAAGGAAAACGATCCTTACTATTGGGAAATAGATAACATCCCATTAAAACAGTTACAAGAAAATGTTCTATGGATAAAAGATCAGCTTGATTTAATTCCAGATGATGGAGATGCTGTTGACTTCGGAGTAAGTAGATCTGATTTTAATGAGTTAAAACCATTTGTTGATGGGACTGGTTCTTTAGTCTATGTAAATCCCGGTAGATTTACAGCTAGAATAAATGACGCATACAACAAAACACCTTTACAAAAATTAGTTCAAATGACGGGAAACGACGATTCCGTCAGTTCACTATCTCAATTTAGAACTCAATATCAAATAGATGCCACAACAACAGATTATGCTGCATTTTTATTAGAACGGCTAAGAAGTTCTCTATCCGCATCCGCTTTAAATATGAACGGTTTGTTTGATAGAATTCTTACTTGGGATACCGCAGTACAATCTCCGACTACAGCAACCCCACAAACATCAACTAAATGGCCTTTAGAGTATTTATCTGATTCTGTAAAGAAATTTGTTTCTATTAATGCAACTAGAAATAATCAAACATTAACTAATGAGTTTATTAAACAATTCCGTGGGGTTGCTAGGACGGCTATAGTTGATGTTCCTAGTAGTCTAAGTATAGAAATTCCTCCTTTTGATTCTAGAGATTTTTTCTATCAAACAGAGAATGGAACTACACAATATATTGAGGGGGCTACAGTAAGAATAGATTTACTTTTTGTTTATAGCAAACCAATTGATACTGAAAGTACAACTCTAAACAAATGGCAAAATAATGAACCTGCAACCATATTAACTCCTCAATTAGGACTAGTTAAAGGTGCTGGCGTAGGTATAAAAGCTATTCAAACACAAGGAAATGCTACAAAATATTTAAATCCAAAAGACGCAGATGGCAACACACAAATCATGGCACATGTGGCCGATGCATCTATTCCCACTAATGGATTCCAAGGTTTAAATATTCACGGGTCTTTCCCAAGTCCTGATGATTTAATGAATTTAGCACCATCTATTCAAGAAAGATTGGAATCCACTGATCCTAGATTGATCGGGCAAACAATACTCCCCATAGCGTACATCGTTGTAAAAAATAACTCTGCAATTACATCAGAAGGCAATCCTATTGTAACACCTGCTGATGTAATTGATATTCGTCCATTCTTCCGCACGGCTGAATTAGCATACAACGAGCGTGCAGGTATTTGTGCCGCTGTTCCTAGCTTATCCTTGGCAAACCCAGTAGTAACAAAATATAATCTGGAAAAATCTGTTGATGATTTTAGATCATATGCTGATTCAACATACATGCGAGTTTCTACTTTTGAATCTGGCAAGGTTTTAGCTGCTGGAATTATCTATGGTGGTAAAGATTATGGGCCAGAACGGGTAGTTTCCCCTACTACGGCAAATGTTGGTTGGGATGTGTCTAAACACGCGCAACAAGGTATTGTTATCTCTGGTTTTTGGAAGCACATAGATGTTGCATCATATCAAGATGGTCGCCCCGGAGATTCTTATCAAGGTCCAGCTTATACTGCCCAAACGGCATATTCAGTAGGGCTTCCTCTTGTTTGGAACAAAATAATAACTGTAACTGGAATTCAAACACCTGTTTCTGATTATGTGGTAGAAACTCATTTTCACAATTGTGTGCCCAAAACAGGAAATGGTATACAACGCGCAGTTCTAGGTCAGGATAATGAATATTTCCTTTGTGATGCAAAACACACTGGAATTTATGTAACTAAACTTCCAGCTACTCCTAATTCTATTAAGTTTGTAATCACAGTGATAGCGACATTAGCTAGAAAAGATGTAATAAATGATGCTACTATGTCTACATTAGCAGATGTAGACTCTAAAAAAGCGTCTTTATTTATTGTAAAAGATTTTTCTAATAACATGGCAGACTCGACTACGGGTAAATTATCCGGAACGATGTTTGACGCAGTTCACCCAAGCGTACAATTTAAAGTAACTGCACTAGGTAGACAATTATATACATTTAGTTCTTCTGATGAGGGGGATGCAGAAATTCAATCTTATTCTTGATAATGTAAATGGCTAATCCTATCGACTCTTGCCTGCCGTTTCAACCGGGAGAAGTTCCTGAGGGTGTATTTGTAATTAATGGAGGCGCAGTTGTAACACCAGAGGATGACGGAGAGGATATTATAATATCAAGATATCCTACTCGCCCAAGATATCCGGAAACACAAATACCCCCTGAAGAAGGTGAGGGCGGGGGTGGTGGCGGAAATATTGACCCAGAAATACCTGATACTCCCGAGGATTATCAATATGAAAATTATCCAAGAACTGATTTAGGTGATTTAATATTTGATGAGGGTTATTTTCCAACCACTATAAATTCACCTAAATATGAACCAACAACTCCAAATTTTTCTCAAATAGAAATTTTTGGACCTGTCATAGACTCTTCAATTTATAATTTAACTGATCAAACTGATTTATCTTTATCGGGAAGTAATCAAAGTTTAACTCACCTTAGAGACGAGTATGTAAAAAATTCTATTCGGGAAGAAATTAAAAACATATTATATAATTTATATTTACCGGACGGAAGACGAGCAGGCGAAGCAATAATAAATAAAAGTTTTAAAGTAAGGACGATAAACGGAACATTACCTAAGGTAAATCAAAGGTATGCGTTAAATTTGGCTATTAGAGCCGCACTCGTACAGATAAATGCATCCACTAATTTAGCTAATGCGGTTATTACAGCTACTTACGGAAAAACTGTAAAGGAAATCTTGGCTTCACGAGTTAATAATTTATTAAAATTAACTCAATCTACATCTACAATTACAGCCGTATCTACCGATATAAATAGGGCTATGGATAGAGTAGAATCAGAAAAGATATCTCTTTATCCTGATAACTATACCACAGGCGAAAAGGATTTATTAAAACTTTGGTATGTATTGCCAGAAGATATATATGCCAAAACTTTAATAGTAGATTCATCTGGTACTAGTACAAGATTAAAAATTCCAAATTCAGAAAAAATACCTGTAGTTACATCAGGGTATGAAGCCACTGGAGTTTCTTTACTAGAATACAGATACGATGCGTGTGTACTTACTGAATCTGGGCATGAAATAGTTCCATCTGATAATGACTTAGATCGAGCTTATACCATCAATAATAATGTAGAGCAAGCATGCTTATTTGATGCACAGTCTAAGTATAATGTAACTTTGACTGTGAGTTCTGCTGCTGCATCAAATTTAGAGTTAAATTATGATTTATCTGCGGAAAGACCGCTACAGTATGTTTTGATAATAAACAAAGATACTATAGAAGATGTCCCTTCAGATGGATCTTTATTCACAAGAAAAACAAAAGCAAATTATACCATACAAACAGATCCTAATATAATCCAACAAAATATACAATTTAAACCGTATCCTTGGTTAGTTTTACCTGTAGATCACAACGATCCCATACTAGGTCACATTAGTAATGATTCTACTTATACACTACAGTTTACTAATTTTAGCTTACATCAATTTGGGGATGATGCTACAGGCCCAATTTTAGTTAGACGAATTCCTAAATGTATTGTTTTACAACCAACAGATAAATATAATTTATTATTTTACGGAGGTTATTCTAGATTAACTGATTGGAATACTAGAACTTTGAGCTTTACATTAAGCCCCGATCCGCAATATTACAATCCTAATCTAAAAGATCATTATTTTGCATCACTAGAGTTAGCATACCCTAATGAAGATATAACTGGGGAGTATTCTGAGACGGGAATGAGGGCCGTGTTCTCTAGTGCAACTGCAACTTTAACAAACTTGTTTACAGATGGCTCTGAACCTACTAGAACCGCGCATGGTTTCCGAGCGGCGATAAACATAGCATCTGCTTTGAATAGTATCTATTATGTGGATGAGGGATTACTATGGACAGATGTATATAAGAGAATGACAATTAATCAATACTATAATTTTAAGATGGGAATTCCTAACTACATGATAGATAGGCTCAGATTAGGTCAAAAAACAGGAATAAAGATTTTCCATAATAAAGCGGATATTTTAAGTGTTAGTTCTCGTTTGTTAGGATTACGGTCTGGAAAAACAGACGATTTACCTATTTATTTAGAAATTTAATATGGCATTTATAAAAACAGATAATCCATTAGATATTTCAGGAGGTCATTGCCATGGCAGCACTGCACCACTTCCATCTCAAAATACAGTTAGAATTAATGGTAATGGGGTGATGGTTTTTGGATTAAGCGTTTATTCTGTAGCTGAATGTGGTCAAAGTCCGCATGCTCGTCTTTGTTTTGGAAATCCAACTCATCCTAATATTAGAATTAATCAGAGTCCAGTTTTTACATCTGACGATCTAATCCAATGTCTAGAACCTGCGGGAGTTGGAATTTTTCCAGTTTTCGCAAATTAAAAAAATAAAAAATTTTAGAAATAACCCTTTTTAGGTATAAATAACAATAGGGAATAGATTCCCACAAAGGATTTAAAATTATGAAGCACTTAAATATATCAGATGACGCAATGAAAATTATTCTTGAGAACTCAGCTTGGGCTGATTTTGGTCTAAAGGTTGGAAAAACACAAGACCAGAAAATAGACGAATCAACCAAAGAAGATGCCGAGGAGGTGAACGAAGAAGTTCATGTATGCCCCCTCTGCGCCTCACATTTAGATGAGGCAATTAGCGATGAGGCTTTGATGGAGCACACAGCTAATGTTCTTGAAGCAGTTAATGCTGCTACCCTCAATGAAGAAGAGGAAGAAGAAGATGACGAAGACAGTGAAGAACTAGTCGAGGAAGATGAGTCAGAAGATGATGAAGATTCTGATGATGAATCTGATGACGAGGAAGACTTAGTCGAAGAAGGTTATGGAATGAAGGCCAAAAAGCCAATGGGTGGAGCAGGCAAAATGCCAATGGGTGGAGCAGGCAAAAAGCCAAAGGTTAAAGCAGGCAAAATGCCCGTGAAGAAGTGACTCTAAACTCACAATATTTAACTTGCTGTTAGCAAGAAAGGTGTAATTATGGATTCACTAAACCGTATATTTGAATTGATCAACGAAGCTAAAAAGAAAAAGAGAAAGAAAGGAATGGTAGGCTCAACACCTAAGGGTAAGGCCAACCGCTACGATCATGATTCTTTTGGAATGCAGTGTGAATCTTCACACAAAAAGAAAAAAAAGAAAAAGTTTAAAAAGTTGGTTGGTAAGCAGAATAAGTTAGACAGAAACAAAAATGGAAAATTGGATAAGCAAGATTTCAAAATGTTGCGTGGAGAGTCTTCCGAGATTGTAACTGTTCTATCCATCTTAAAAGAAGCCTACCAAGATGAGCTTATTTCAGAAGAAGCATTCTTAGCCATAGCTGATCCAATCATGCGTTCATTGATGAATGAAGAGGAGGGTCCAAAAAAAGTAGTTACGGGTATAATAAAACCCAAAGTATCAGGCACTGCTGAAGGACGCAGAAGAAGAAGACATGCAGAAGCCTCCGATAAAAGATCACTGAACCCCGGTAAATGAGGATAATTAAATGACGAAACAATTTTCTATTGGTGATTTTGCAATGTCACTCATCGAAAAAAATAAAGATGAGTACAAGAGAAGTACAGCTAATGGATTGCCTGTTTCAGTTCCAATTCCTGACGGTCCTGATCTCTCTAAGATTCAAGTAGATGAAGCTACGGTCACAGATATATTTGCTAGATCCTTTGGAATAAAAAAGAAGGCTGTAGCTAGACCTGTACAAGAATCTAAGAGAGTGGAGGAACGAATTAAACCCAAGACTAAATCTCCTGAACAACTAATAGCTGAATTTCAACAAGTTTTAGTTCAAGCTAGAGGGTTGATTCAGGAGATGACTTCTTGCGGGATGATTGGTGTTAATATGGCAGGCCCCGGTAAAAAGAAGAAAAAGAAAAAGAAAAGTTTAACCTACTAACATGATTTACAAAAGAATCTTTAATTTATTGACAGAAGCTAAAAAGGGTAAAAAAGTAAACCCTTGGGCAATTTGCACATCTTCTGTCGGTAGGGAAGATAAAGATAAGTACGAACGCTGCGTAATGGATATTAAAAAGAAACAGGGGATGAAATGAGAATAATAAAACTTTTACAAGAATCTAGATTTGGTGGAGGTAGAGGTTCCGACATAGGTAGATCTGTATTTGCATCAAAATCAGGAGCAACTAGGCAAAAAGTAAAATCCTCTAAAGGTAGAGTTAAAGTTTTTAAATCAATTTCAAAAGCGTTGTCTAGTTCAGATTACGGTTCTATTTTTTCTACTGTAGCTAGTGATAGGATATATGTAGTAACTCGTCCAACTTGGGGAGAAAAGAGTACGGAATCTGGAAATAAGGTAGCAAAAGGTTTTGCAGCAGGAACACCTTTTAGTGAAATTAAAGGGTATGCTGTTCGTACCATGAAAAAACATGGGAAGCAATCAAATTTAAAATTTAAAAATTATAAGGAACACAAATGAAAAAAAATAAGAAAAAGGGTCCGTGCTGGAAAGGTTATGAAGCTATTGGAATGAAAATGAAGGGCGGTCGTAAAGTCCCTAATTGCGTTCCTGTTAGTGAGTCTATAGATAAAATATATTCACTGATTGAAAAAGTAATGCCAGATACAATATCTAAATTGAGAGCAGCTAGGAAAGCTAAAGGCGAAGAAGCTGCTAAAAAACTTGCACAAGCAAAAAAAGTTGCGGGTAAAACAAAAATAGGAAACCAACCTCCGGAAGTAAGTTTCCTTAATACACAAGCTGTTCAAGCTATAAAAGCAGGAAAGAAAGCTAAAGAACAAGAGACAAAGGCGGTTGGTGCTGAGTATTATAAGAAAAAAGAGCTTATGCCTGATTCTATTCAAAGAATAGGTGACATTATAACAGAAGTAGCAGCATGGCAAAGAAAAGAGGGAAAAAATCCTTCCGGTGGTCTAAATAAAAAGGGAGTTGAATCTTATCGTAGAGAAAACCCCGGTTCAAAATTAAAGACCGCTGTAACTACCAAGCCTTCAAAACTTAAAAAAGGTTCAAAGGCTGCTAAGAGAAGAAAATCATTCTGCGCTCGAATGGGTGGGATGAAGAAGCGCAGAACATCCGCAAAGACTGCTAAGAATCCTAATAGCAGAATAAACAAAGCATTAAGAAAGTGGAATTGCTAATATGAACTACATTCAAAGAATACATGATTTACTAGTTGAAGCTCAAATTAATGAAGCAAAAACAACTTTTTTA